TGGATAATAAATATTCTTTGATTAATAATGGTGAGAAGATAAAGTTCTGCTACTTGAAGAAGGCAAATCCTATCAGGGAGAATGTGATTTCTTTTATTTCAGATTTTCCTACAGAGTTGGGACTTGACAAATACATAGATTATGAGTTACAATTCCAAAAAGCTTTCCTTGAACCTGTTAAGGTTATATTGGATGCTATTGGGTGGAATGTCGAGAAAACTGTAAACCTAGAACTGTTTTTCGGATGAAAGATCAGAACGCAATTCATGAAGAGGAAACCAAAGATCAAAAGTGGAATCGGGGATTGGATCTATACATAGAGTCAGTTCAAAAACCAGATCCTGCTTTACGTGGGTGTGCTCATAATCAGAAATGTTATAATGAGTTAATGGAAGTAAGAGAACATGTATTGGAGTATGTTAAAACCTTAAGAAGATAATTATGGATTTTTTGAAAGATATTGTAAAGGAAATTGGAGATGACTACACCAAACTCGCATCCGATATATCGGACAGTGAATCCTTTATTGACACGGGTTCGTTGGTTTTTAACGGACTTGTATCAGGTAGCATCTTTGGTGGGGTATCTAGCAACCGCATCACTGCTATTGCTGGAGAATCTAGTACAGGAAAAACTTTTTTCGCTCTCGCAGTGGCCAAGAACTTTTTGGATACTAACCCCGATGCTTATGTACTCTACTTTGATACTGAGAGTAGCATTAACAGGGCACTTCTAGATAGTCGTAAAATTGATACCAAGAGATTTGTTGTCATCAATGTAGTAACAATTGAGGAGTTCCGTACTAAGGCACTTAAGGCCGTAGATATATACTTAAAGACCCCACAAGATGAACGCAAGCCTTGTTTGTTTGTGTTAGATTCTTTGGGAATGTTGTCCACTGAGAAGGAAATAACTGATGCTCTGAACGATAAACAGGTTCGTGATATGACTAAATCACAACTTGTTAAGGGAGCATTCAGAATGTTGACTTTGAAACTAGGACAAGCTAATATACCACTAATAGTTACAAATCACACCTACGATGTCATTGGTTCTTACGTCCCTACTAAGGAAATGGGAGGAGGTAGCGGCCTCAAGTACGCAGCGAGTACAATCATTTATCTCGGAAAGAAAAAAGAAAAGGATGGAACGGAAGTCGTTGGAAACATTATCAAAGCGAAGACTCACAAATCACGTTTAAGTAAGGAGAATAAGCAAGTTGAGATACGTCTTTATTACGATGACCGTGGTCTTGACCGTTATTATGGCTTACTTGAATTGGGTGAGCGGGGCGGCTTATGGAAGAATGTAGCAGGTCGATATGAAATGGATGGTAAGAAGGTATATGCTAAACAGATCTTAAAAGATCCTGAAACATATTTCACTCCTGAGGTTTTGGAGAAGTTGGATGCAATTGCGAGAACAGAATTCTCATATGGTGAGAGTGTATGATGATGCACTTCCATCAGAGTTGTGTGAGAAGTTAATTAAATTATTTGAGGAATGGAAGAGTGGTCATCAGTATCTTAATGAAGATCATAAGCCTTGTTTTACTCAAATAAACCTTAATTCTCATCCTAAACCTTTTGTAAAAAGAATTATTCCTTTTGTTAGGAAGGCGTATGATGATTACAAAAGAGAGACTGTTTCTTTTTATCTTCCTAAGATTTCTTTGTTAGAAGAGTTTAGGGTTAAAAGATATAAGTTAGGTGGGACTGAACGGTTTGATGAGCATGTAGATGTTGCTTCTCATGCCACAGCTAAGAGGGTATTGGCCTTTCTTTTTTATTTGAATGATAATAACGGAAAAACAGTTTTTACCAGACATGGATTGAATATTTCTCCAGTGTGTGGTAGAGTAGTAGTATTCCCACCTACTTGGGAATATCCCCATGCTGGTCTTGCTCCCTCAGACAATACCAAGTACATTATGAGCACTTATCTCCATTATGGATAAGATTGAATTTTTAATTCTTAAGAATCTTCTTCATAATGAAGAGTATCTGAGAAAGACTGTTCCTTTTTTGAAGAAGGAATATTTTCAGGATAACAATCAGAAGATAGTTTTCGAGGAGATTTTTAATTTTGTAAGTGAATACAACGAAGTTCCTACAAAGGAAATTCTTTCTATTGAGATTGAGAAGAGGAAGGATATTAATGAGACTTCTTTTAAAGAGGTTACTCATCTTATTGGATGTTTGGATGATGATCCAGTTGAGTTTGAATGGTTAACTGATACTACAGAGAGATGGTGTAGAGATAGGGCTATATACTTAGCTTTATTAGAATCAATTGCGATTGCTGATGGCAAAGAGGAAAAGACAGCTGATGCAATTCCAAGTATTCTATCAGATGCTCTTGCAGTCTCCTTTGATAATCATATAGGGCATGATTATCTACAGGACTACCAGGAAAGATATGAGTCCTACCACAGACGTGAGGACAAAATTCCTTTCGATTTGGAATACTTCAACAAGATTACAAAAGGTGGATTACCTAATAAAACTCTCAACATTGCTTTGGCAGGTACTGGTGTTGGTAAGTCTTTGTTTATGTGTCATCTTGCCAGTTCTACTCTTCTCGAAGGTCGCAACGTTCTGTATATTACGTTGGAGATGGCTGAAGAGAAAATTGCGGAACGTATTGATGCTAATCTTTTGAATGTAAATATTCAAGAGATCACTGATCTTCCTCAAACTATGTTTGAAAGTAAGGTAACTAATCTTGCTCAGAAGACACAAGGAACTCTTATCATCAAAGAATATCCTACAGCTTCAGCACATAGTGGCCACTTTAAATCTTTGATAAGTGAATTGGCATTGAAGAAGTCTTTTAAACCTGACATTATATTTGTAGATTACTTAAATATATGTGCATCGAGTAGATATCGTGGGAATAGTAACATCAATTCTTACTCCTATATCAAAGCTATCGCAGAGGAATTACGGGGTCTCGCAGTTGAGACGAACGTTCCGATTGTATCTGCCACTCAAACTACTCGTAGCGGGTTTGGTAGTTCTGACGTTGAGCTTACTGACACCTCTGAATCCTTTGGATTGCCTGCTACTGCTGATCTTATGTTTGCCCTTATTTCTACAGAAGACTTGGAGGGGTTGAATCAGATTTTGGTTAAACAATTAAAGAATAGATATAATGATCCTACTATTAATAAGAGGTTTGTGATTGGAATTGATAGAGCTAAGATGAGATTATATGATTGTGAACAGAATGCACAGGATGATTTGATTGACAATAAGAAGGAAGAAGAGTATAATTATGAAGAAAAACCTAAGAAATCATTTGATGGGTTTAAGTTTTGAGTAATGTAACTTGGCCAACAGTAATATTCATGTCTCTTGTTCATTGCTTTGCTGTAGTGGCTTTACAACCCCAGTATTGGAGTTGGGGTGCTGTGGGTGTATTTCTCATTCTGTACTGGGTTACAGCTTGTTTGGGAGTCACTCTGGGGTATCATAGACTTTTATCTCATAGAGCTTTTAAGGTTCCTAGATGGTTGGAAAGATTCTTTGCTACTTGTGGAGCATTGAGTGCAGAGTATGGACCTATTACTTGGGTTGGATTGCATAGACAACATCATAAACATTCTGATAAGGCATTAGACCCCCATAATAGTAATAGGGGATTGTGGTGGAGTCATATATTATGGATGTTTTTTAGAGTTCCTGGAGAAAAGAGAGTCCGTAGATATGCAGGAGATTTGAGAAAGGATCCTTATTATGTTTGGTTGGATAAGTGGTTTGTGGGGTTACAGATTCCTTTAGGTTTTTTGCTTTATAGTCTTGGTGGATGGGCATTTGTATTGTGGGGTATTCCATTAAGATTGGTGGTTGTGTATCATGTGACATGGTTAGTTAATTCTGCTAATCATAAATGGGGTGAAAGACCAAATGATACTGGTGATAATTCTACTAATAATAAGTGGGTAGCAGCACTTACCTTTGGGGAAGGATGGCATAATAATCACCATGCTTTTCCTAGTGCTGCTAAGCAGGGTTTTTTGCCTGGACAGATTGACTTAACGTGGTATCATATAGTATTATTAAAGAGATTGGGTTTAGTAAAGAGTATTAAATGACTATACAAGTAGATACACAAAGGTATACGGAATTTGTTAATGAAGTAACTAGTAATGAATCAAAATTTTATGATGCATTTGATGCAAGAGTATATGAATTAACTAAAGATATACCAGTAGAACGTTTATTAACTGCTGCTCTTGGTATTTGTGCTGAGGGTGGTGAGTTTACTGAAGTAGTAAAGAAGATTGTCTTTCAAGGTAAACCAGTTAATGATGAGAATATATTTCATATGAAGCGTGAGTTGGGTGATATTTTGTGGTATGTTGCGCAAGCATGTATGGCATTAGATACTACATTTGATGAAGTGATTGAGATGAATGTAGAGAAGTTAAAGGCTAGATACCCTGGTGGAGAATTTGATGTTCACTACTCAGAAAATAGAAAAGAGGGAGACTTATGAAAAGATCTTTAGTTTTACTATTATCGTTGGCAGCATGTGCACCCGCTCCTGTTACTACACCACCAGCAAATGCAGGTGAGTCACAAGCAGGATGGTCAGAAGAACGTAGTTGCTACAGAAGTGAGTATAGGGAAGAGTATGTTCCTGGTACTGAAGATGATCCAGGGTATGTAAAGACTTGGAAGGAAACAGTTGAGGTTTCATGTGAGAATAATAAGGTAACCAAGAGGATAGTGATAGAGAATAATTATCCTGTGGATAATAATGATTGTTCTGAAGGTACTGTTGCTGGTGGTCTTCTAGGTGGAGGACTGGCTGGATTTATGTCACGTGGTAAGGATAGATGGTGGGCAATTCCTACTGGTATTCTTGGTGGGGCTATGATTGGTTGTGAGATTGACGGCGGATGAACTATAAAGATTCTGGTGTAGATATTGAGGCAGGTAGGGAGTTTGTAGATAAGATTAAAGAGAAGATTCCTACCATAGGTGGCTTTAATGGTATGATAAAAGTGCCTACTGGGTATGAGAGTCCTGTATTAGTTTCTGGTGCTGATGGTGTAGGGACAAAGATAAACATAGCACAAGTTTTTAATGACTATACAACTATAGGTCAAGATTTAGTTGCTATGTGTGTTAATGATGTAATCACATGTGGTTCTAGACCCTTATACTTTTTAGATTATATTTCTACAGGAAAATTAGATCAGGATATATTGGGTCAAATAATGGAGGGCATCTTTAAAGGATGTGAAATTTCAGAGATGGAACTCCTGGGTGGAGAGACTGCTGAACATCCTAAAGTAGGAGGTGGAGGAAGTAAATTTGATATTGATCTTGCAGGATTTTGTACAGGTATAGTAGAAGAGGAGGATATAATTGATGGGTGTAGTATTAGACCAGGCGATAAGGTTATTGGTATAGAAAGTAGTGGACTTCATAGTAATGGATATAGTTTGATTAATGATATGTTATGGAGACATAAGATTTTTTATAAAGAGACTCCTGAGTTGATTATTCCTACTACCATCTATGCTCCTCTGGTTGTAGATTTAATAAAACGATTCTCCATTCTTGGTATGTCTCATATCACTGGTGGAGGTATACCCGAGAATCTTCCTCGATGTCTTCCAGAAGGACTTAGTGTGGATGTAGATTATGATTCTTGGGAACGTCCAGAAATTTTTAAGAAGATTGCAACAGATGGTGACATTTCTGAGGAGGAGATGAGAAATACGTTCAATCTTGGTATAGGATATTGTTTAGTTGTTCATCCTGAAACTGTGACTGACATTCAACTTCGAATATATGAAAAGGGTTTGAAGTCTTGGATAATAGGAGAGGTATCATGAATATTATAATGGAACGGTTTCCATATCGTTATGTGGAATGTGGAACCTTAGAGAATGGGTTCCCTGATTTTCGTATTCAAAAAGCAGATGAATGGACTAAAAGGTATAGAGATATGTACTTGTGTGATAATGGAATGCAATTAACGACTGCTATTGAGGATGAAGATTATACTCGCTGGCTTGACCCAGAAGGAGTTCCCTGTTATGTTGGTGATAAAGGGAGGCAACGATGAAATTTAGTATAAGTAAAGAAGGACTTGTAAATAAAAAGGAGTTGTATTCTGATGATAGTACCACCCCCCAACAATACGCGAGAGTTGCTGTTCATGCTGTACTTCAAGAATTGGGGTACAAAATAGAAGAGGAATGGGAAATGGATGATGATTCTATAGAGGTAACTGTAACTAATAGGAATTGATAAATA